CCGGAGTATCTCCGTGAGTAAATTTATAAATAATATCATTATCTTGATTTGTTAAACCAGAAACAGTTACTTTTAATTCAACACTCGCACTCGCACCCATTATTTACCCTTCCTTTTATATAATCTCCCACTTTTATTCAAAGGGCCTTTTCCTTTTCCTATGCCTAAACCTCTACCTTGACCTTTGCTACGAATTTTACTTTTACCATCACAAACTTTAGACATTATTTACCCTTCTGTTTGTATAATTTACTTTTTTTCTTTGGTAATTTTTTCTCAGATGTTCCGGCATAATGTCCAAGTTGCTTCTGAGACATTTTCAAAACACCTCTATTTCTCTTATATAATTTTCCAGGATGATGTTTTGCAATTGCAGCTAATCGCCTTTGTGATTTACTAACAGCAGGCATATTAATTCTCCACCATTATTCTTTCTAAATCTAACCGAGCCAAATATTTTGCTAAACTCAATCTACAGGCATCTACAGAAGTTATCAAAGACAACCCATCATAACTTCCGTAACCACCAACCAAAATTCCAATAATCTCGCCATCAGTATTAACAACTGGCCCACCAGAATTTCCAGGCCAGGCTTGAGCATCACTCTGAATCATTAAAGTTCTACCGAAAAATGGAATATTTCTCTTTATTCCTGAAATTTTACCAAAAGTTACAGAATATGCCAATTCTCTCCCAAAAGGACATCCACAAATATAAACATCATCTCCAATATTATAATCATTTGCAAACTTCAATTCTTTCAAATGACTTACATCATTTGGGTCAACTTTAATAAATCCAACATCAACGCCTTTTTCCTCATAAGATTCCAATGAAAATATTACCGCTTCATTATTAAATTCAATCCTGAAAAAATTACAATCCTCTACAATATGTCCAGCAGTTAAAATAATTCCACGTTCTTTATCTATTAAAACTCCAGAACCAGTCCAAAAATCTGTTTCAATATATACAGTAGCTCTCTGAACTTCATCAACAATTGTTTTCAAATTATTTTCAATGTTCGGATAAATAAATACAGGTTGTCTTGGGGCAGAATAGTGTATCCCAAATACAAAAATCATCACTATAATAATTGAACACAATATTCTCTCTAAGAATTTTCTAATCATATTACCCTTTTCTGGCCGGTTTGTTGGTCAGGGCTTGATTCACCACCTGCTCTTGCCTGCTGACCAAACATATTGGCCATCTTAGAACCTTCTGTTGCTCCCATACTATCATTACCCTGAGATTTGTTTCCTAAAGGAAGCATCTTGTAATCTACGCCGGACAAATCTCCAGACGATGGTATGGCTGGAAGATACCACTGATTAAAATTATCCAAACCAAGATAACCTGCTAATATTTTATTTACTTCATTTATATCAAGAGACGAACCTTGTGCAGCAGAAAGTTGCATAGTCGGAAGAATCCATTGAGTAAGAAACATCATCATTTTCTGGAATTTCTGCTCAGGATTACCTCGCTGCGTAGAATAAGGAATTATATCAAATGCAAAATCATAGAAATCCCCGACTTCTTCGGCATTTGCAAATTCCACAGGAATAGTAGCAACTCCTGGAATTTCCTTTACCAAAGGAACATACACAGTCGGGTCAGTCCAAAAACCCCAAGCTAATTTTTTTACAATAGAAGTTGTAAAATCCTTAAAACAAGTTACCATATTATTGACTATTCTTGAAGCATTAGCATATACCATTTGTTCCTGACCAAGTGTAGGTGCTTGTGCTCCACGACCTGCAAGAACATCTGGCGTGCCCCCCTGTTTGGTAAATTGATTCTCTATATATGAAACATATTGATAATTTTCTGGACTAACTCCACCAAATTCTTCAGCCTTTACAGCTTGTATATTATCAACTCGTATAACAGAATTATTAGCAGCAGTTCTTATTCTTTCTGCATCCTTTTCAGCCAAACCCTCATACATTAAAATTTTCTTCTGTGCTTCAGCCTGTTCTTTCATTTTATCAACTAAAATATTTATAGTAGTATCTATATCATTCCAATTCCAAGCTGGAGGAATTGGATATGGTTGCTCAGGAAAATTCTTATAAAATAATTTATCATACGGACTATCATTAAATTCATTTTCAACAGTTTTTAAAATTACTGCTTTTCTACCTTCAGGCATTATTGTTACAACAACATCTTCATCATATAAATATAAATCTATAAATGTAGTATATTCACGCAATGAATACAATTTTCTATCTGCTCTGCTGGCACTAATATCTCTCGGAGAAATATCCCATTTTAATTCATAATCAGATTTTATATAGTCAGCATATTTTGCACCAAAAAATTCTTTTGCATATTCAGTAGGTAACTGATAAATATCACCTTCAAGCTGAAAATCTTCTATTCTTTTTGCAGCAGGGTCGCCAATATAATTTGAATCATCAATTAAAATTGCTTTCGGAGTTCCAATACGATAAGTTTCATCTTTTAATGTTACATTTCTTGACCATTCAAGAGAAGTCCTTACAACTGCCATACCAAACATAGAATTAAGTGCAGCAGGAATAAGAACATTTTGAGCCAATTTCATTTTCTCAATAAAATAATTCATTGCTAACTGTGTAGTAAATGAAAATGGTCGTAATCGAGGTATTTTAGTCTCTACCAAAACTTTCGGATTACCTTCAACAAGATAAGGTACTAATGTACTAACCCCCCTATCTATTAAATTCAACGTATGATTTCGAGTATACCCTTCATCATAAAATCCAGAAGCTAAAGCCTTCAAAAGTTTATGACGTTTCCTCAAAGGTTCTTCTACTAATGAAGTCCAAAGTTTAACCATTTTTTGTAATCGCACTGGAAACTTAAAGTGAACGTCTTTTTGATTTCTATTTTCTGCCATATTCAATACCTATATGTCCGATATTTTCTCTTATTTTCATCTTGTTTCTTTTTCCATTGCTGATACCTGTGGCCGAATGATTCCTTAGGATAGTTAATACGAGCCTTCATAGCAGCCTTTGGCTGGTCTTTCATACCTAAAACACACAAAGAGGTAGCAACAACTCTATCTCCGTGTCTTGCCCTTGCCCCCGTTGATAAATCCTGATGTTCAGAACAACCAATTTCGCTGGAATCATAATAAATATAATCATCCAGTTCTCCAACTAAATTTTCATCAAAAATACGAATAAATGTATTTGATGGGTTATTTTTAAGTCCTTCTCTCAAGGCGATAGACAAACTTGTTAATACATCATCTTTAGTGTTTCGACTACTCGTCCATCCATATTTATTACGTCTTTTACGAGTTCTTGCATCTTCAGTTTTATTAATATAAACAAAAGAGTAACCACGTTTCAAAACCCGTCTACCAAAGTTTATTCCGTGTCCACCATTATTTTCCCAAATTAAAAATGGAGTTCCATAATTACCACCAATCCAATGGCAAATTGCAACAACTTTGTCTGCAAAATCTTCAGGAGTAGTGTCAGCACAAGCCCACATACCATCTAACTCTCCAGTATCAACATTACAAATAGCAGCAACAGAATTAGAAGTTCCTACACCTAATGAAATATCACAACCTACAATATAATTATATTTCTGAGATGGGCGAAGTTTACCAAATTTATCTTCCTCTAACTCCCCCCACCACGACAACCTCTTTTTACCTTTATTCTGTTTAAAATCAACAATAAACTTATGTTTATTAATAACAAAATCAACTTCACCTTTATATTTTGGTTCTCTAACAAAGGAATTTCGTATACGTTCATTTATTACAACATCAAAATACATATCAGATGCACCCACAGGATTCATCCAAATATTTTGATTCAAATCCCTTCTACTTCGCTTTGCTTCCTGAATATCGTGCCAGGGACTTCGCAAATCTCCTGGAATCTGTTCACAAGCATCTGCTATAAATCGAATATTTTTTATCGTTAAGTTATCTGACAAAGATAACAAAGAGTTCTCTAACTCACTTAGTTTAAAAGACTTATTAACTTCAATTTTGTTAAATACTTCTGGACAAGCTTTTCTATAGTAATCAATATCAATAATTTCAATTACATTGTAGTCAGGCGAAGTATATAGTCCTTTATTTTTCTCAGGATTTTTATACCAGGGTAAAGAAACTGTCTTTACCGTTTTGTCTTTAACTACTTTATTAAACGGATGAGAAGTTCCAAACCAATGCGTAGAACCATAAATAACACAATCAGTTACATCATTTATCGAATCTTTAATTGACTGAGCCAAACCCTTTTCAACTCGTCCAAATTCATCAAGAAACGTAGAGGTTGTTCTACCACCAGCACCAAAGTTCTCATTCGTAGCTTCGCCGTCAATTGCTGAATTAATATCAAAATTACCAATATGTAAATGATTCCTTTGAAAACTATCTGTATTTAAAGTTGCCCTTAGCCACGCCGGAAGATGTTTCATAGCGTGGTCAACTTTTGCAAAAAGAGTTTTAAAATCTCCAGTCTTATCTACATATTCCTCTTTTCGAGAACCCATCAAAAACTGAGATTCAGGAATAAAAAGAAAATACAAAACATAAAATTTAGTTACAAGCTCAGTAGCACCTTCATCACGACTTTTATTTATTGCCAAATCTTTTCCATTATCAATACAATCTTTTAAATCTCTAACAACCACTCTTTGCTGCGGACGAAGAATAAAAGGATAATTTCTATAGCCTGGTTTTCTCCGAGGGTCGTTAGTCCAAAAAACTAAGTCAAAAAATAATGCAGGATTTTCAAGACACAAAGCTATAAATTGTTTTTGGAATCCTTTATCTTTTGCCAATTGCTCGTGCAACTTTATTCTATATAATATATTCTCTTTCAGAGTTTTAGGATATGCGTTTTCTAATGCTTCAGGCGTATCAAAAATTTTATTCATTTTCTATAACTTTACTTTCAACTTGTTTTCTATCTGAATCAACCTCATCTGCTACATCTAACAAACGACCTGAAAATTCACGAATTTCTTTTCCTGTTAATGCGAGATTTATATTCACTTTACTCTCTCGTTTCGTCAACTCAAATCTATTCTTAAATTGGTCTGGCAGAAGGTTACTAATTATGAACATTGCGAGTTGAGGATTTCCAGGCTGTTGTCGTTTCTTAACTTTTCTACCAACTTGAATCTCAACTAACTTATCAGTTTCTTCATTTCTAATAGTCTTATAAGATATATCCTCTTCCTCATAATCATAACCTGTTGCAGACCGCACCATTTGAGCTACCAAATGAGAAGCAGCAACAGACTTCATCTCTGCTACAGCATCTTTAAGGTCTGGATAACGCTGCTTCCACTTCTTAACAGCATAACCAGTAACTCCAAATACTATACCTATTTCTTTTTCAGTAAGACCCAAAGCAGTTAATATTGCAATAGGCTCTATAAACTTAAAATCAAACTTAGCACCTTTTTTAAGTTTGTTCTTACGTTCCTTTGAGCCATATTGACTTTTATCATATTCGGATTTAGTTTTTTTTTCTATATCCATAGTTTTCAATGGAGTGGAGAGGTGCACGGGCAGGAACACCCCTCCGAACTCACTTTATAAAATATAAATACCAGATAGACCAAGTTCCTCTGGTAGTTCATAATAACCCCAGATTAATTATATAATTATATAATATTGAATATTCTATATGATTAGCGTCTTCTCTATTATCTACCAGATTGAAGATTGACAGGGGTCGGTAGTAACTTCCCCCCTTCTTGGGATGTCATTTTTTCGCTGAATCTATAGTTTTAGCAGAAACATATTGTTTCTACATCTCCCCCAAATAGTCCTTAGGCTCATCTGCTTTGGACAC